CCTTGCTATGGATGGAATTGTAAGAACTTATACCACCAAGGGCGGTCATAAGCGATACTTCCGTGACGATTTAATCAATTTTATAAAAAATGAGCATAACTAAGAACAATCTTTCTACCAAGTACAACCCTAATCAAGATAAACTGGTCTACGCTACGAGCAAGCCAGATATCCCGTACCTCTGGCAGGAATACAATCGCTCCACGCAGAATGGTGGCAATGTCGCCAACATTATGGAAAACGATGACATTCGTCTTTCCAGATGGGCTGGTCAGACCTCCGATGGCAAAAAACACAGTTCCTCACGAATGGAGGGCGATGCCGCCTTCCCGTTTGAGGGTGCTTCTGATGTCCGTTGCCGTCTGGTTGACCGCACAATCAATGACATCGTTGCTATGCTGATGACCACCTTTGACCGCTGTAAGGTTAAGGTCAAGGGAACCGAATACAACGACTACGATTTCGCTGGCTCAGCCAATGTGCTGATGGACTGGCTCACTCAATCCAAGATGCGACAGGAACTCCGTTCGGAGGCTGAACTGCTCGCCCAGTACACCCAGCAGTACGGATGGTCTGGTTTGCACATCACTTGGGAGCAGGAAACCGCCCTGCGTAATCAAACCATCAGAATCGAGGAAATTCAGCAACTGTCGGAACAGGCTAAGCAGAGTGGCTCATCATTGCAGGACTTGGCTAACGCCATTATGCAGGAAGAACAGGAAGACTATGCCATCGACCTCATTTCTCAGTACATCGCTGATGTAAGCCCAAAGGACATCAAGAAGGCTGTCCGTGACCTCCGCAAGGAAGGCAAGGCTGAGATTCCACAGGCTTACACCTCAAAGAACCTTCCGTCCGTCACGGCTCTCAAGCCCTTCGATGAAATCTCGTTCCCTCCCGAAACCATCGACATCCAGAACGCCAGAGTCATCTTCCGCAGAGTGTTTATGACGGAGATGGAGATTCGCTCACAGGCGGCTCAATACGGCTGGGGTGAAGACTTCGTCAACCAAGCGGTCAGCGTTGCTGGACTTCGCACGAACTTCCACGACCCGAATATCCTGCCAGCGGCTACGCTCATCAACTATCAGATTAACCGCAATATGCACTTGATTGAGGTCGTCTATGCCTACTCCCGCCTCATCAACGAAGACGGCACACAGGGCATCTATTGCACCATCTTCTGCCCCCGTGCTGGTTCGGACATCTACGCTAGCCACGAACTCCTTGGCTACGCTCACAACAAGTATCCGTTCGTCATCTACCGCAGAGAGCGTCTCCGCAGACCTATTCAAGAGTCTAGAGGCGTTCCCGAGATTGCGATGACTGACCAGTTTGAAATCAAGGCTCAGCACGACTCTATCCGTGACCGCACAGCGTTTACGACTATGCCTCCTATTCTCGTTAAGAAGAGGCTAGGTGGTATCAATAAGATTGCTCCGGGGGTTCACTTACCTGTCACCACTCCAGATGACTACAAGTTTATGACACCTCCGCAGTCGGAGACGAATACTGCGTTCAACCTCATTAACATCGTTGAGCAAAACCACGCCGCCTACTTCGGCATCTATCACCCAAATGTTCCAGCCCAAAGAACACAGGTCACACAGCAATATGTCGTGAACAACTGGCTGGATGTCTGGAGCGAGTCGTTTAATATGTTGTTCAGCCTGTGCTTGCAGTATCTCGACCCTGCTGAAATCGAGTCCGTCACCAACAAGCCGATGGCGACCAATATGTCGTCCATCTCCAATCAGTTCGACTTCCAGATTAAGTACGATGTGCGTGAAATCGATACCGACTTCGTTATGCAGAAGTTACAGGCGATTATGCAGTTCGTAATGCCTCTGGACTCCGCTGGTGTCATCGACAAGAGCAAGTTGGTTCGTGCGGCTATCGAGGCTATCGACCCAGATAAGGCGAAGGACTTGATTGTCGAACAGGCTTCTGCGTCTCAACTTATGTACAAGGATATTCAATCCGACATCGGTCTGATGATGCTTGGCAACGAGGCTAACTATGTCGAGAACGACCCGTCTGCCCCGACTAAGTTGCAATACCTTCAAGACATCTTGGGCAAGAATCCGAAGGCTCAACAGCAGATGCAGGGCGACCAGCACTTCCGAGCCTTGATGGAAAACTACATCAAGAACCTCCAGATGTCAGTCAGCCAACAGCAGAACAAGCAGATTGGCAGAACTGGTGTCACGCCTGTCGGTGAGCAAGCCGCTGGTGCGTTGCAGGGTCAACTCCAGCAAGCGGAGCAGATGCAGAAGGAGCAGGAATCCCAGATGGGGATGTAATTTATGCTACCACAAGAAATCATTCACGGCTTCGCTTTCGACAAAGATACTCCTCTTTGGAAGGCGACTCTTATGTTGCTTGATGCGTCTATTGAATCTGAGACGGCTTACGCCTTGCAGAAGGAAAATAGAGGCGAAGACAGGGCGTATCATTGCGGACGGGCTGAGGCTTTGACCTCATTCAAGGCTGTCTTGCTGACCACCCGTGAAGCCGTTCTGAAGGATTTGGGCAGACCTCCAGAGTGATGTTTCGTGCGAAAATGGTACAAACTGTAGTTTGAACTTGCTTACGCCAAAAAACAAAGGATTTTGCCAACAGTTCTGGGACTATAAAACCCTGCTATAACAATATAGGACTTTAGACCTTTCTCTAATGAATACAGAAAATCAATCCGACCTTGGGACGGAATCAAACAACCCCACGACAAACGAAGGCACTACCTCAGCCTTTGACCAAACAAAACTTGCCGATATCATTGGCAAGACCTTCCTAGGAGGTGAGGAAGTAGCGGAGGATTCGGACTCCCAGAAACAGACCGAGACGGAGGGTCAAGCGACCTCCGAAGAAGATAGTGAAGTTCTTTCACAGGAAACCAATACAGAAAGCGACCAAGAACAGTCAGAAGACTCCGAGGAAACCGAAGAAACCAAGTCTGAAGATGATGAACTTGAGCGTGGACTGCCAAAGGGTGTAAAGAAACGCATTGATAAACTCTCTGCCAAACGGAGAGAAGCGGAAGCAGAAGTGGAAAAGTTAAGGGCTGAAGTTGAGCGATTGTCGCAAGAGGCTGAAAAGCCAGCACAAACTCCTAAGTCCGATAACCCGTACACCAACCTTAAGACTATTGACGAAGTTAGCCGTGAGGCTGACCAAGCCAAGCAAATCAGACGCTGGTGCGAGATGAACCCCGATGGTGCAACTGTAACTGATAAAGATGGTAATGAGACGGATTACTCCGCTGAAGATATTCGCAGAATCAAGATTAAAGCCCTTGACGCTCTGGAAGAACATCTCCCAGCCCGAGCCAAATACATTGAACAATACTCACAGATTGAACAAGTGGCTCACAAAGAGTACCCGTGGTGGAAAGACAAGAGTTCTAGCGAACGGCAGATTGCCGATTCCTTCCTCAAGCACTTCCCCGAGATTACCAGATTCCCAGATTACAAGATGGTGCTAGGCGATTACATCAGAGGCGTGAAGACCAGAGAGTCTTCCAAGCGTTCTGGTACACCCGTCAAGACAGCACCTGCTCAGCCAAAGCGTACAGCAACACCTGCCTATGTTCCTCCTCAAGAGGCTAAGGTTCGTGATGCCCAAAAGCGTTTTGGTGCTACTGGTAACCGAGATGACCTTCAATCTATTATCGCTAACCGATTCCTGTAATCTAAACCCTATATACTACTATGGCTAATCTCACAGAACCTTCCTTCTCATCTGGTAAGAGAGAAGAACTCGCTGACCTCATCTCGCTGGTCGATGCTAAGGATACTCCTTTCACATCGATGGCTAAGAAGGGCTCAAAACCTGGCAATACCCTTTTCAGATGGCAGGCTGACCGCCTCCCGACTCCGAAGACAACGGGTACTGTCGATGGTGCTGATGTCACCACCTATGACAACTATGTCAAGGATGGGGCTCAAGTCTATCGTGCTGAACTCAGCAACTACATCCAAATCTTCCGCAGAGCCGTCCGTGTGTCGCCTCTGACGCAGGACATCTCCACAGTCGCTGGTGTCCGTGACGAACTCGCTAACAATGTCGCCAAGGGCATCCAAGCCCTCAAGCGTGACATGGAGTCCACTTTCTGCGGTACGCAGGGAGCCCAGTTGGACAACGGCACAGTTCCTTACATCACCCGTGGTCTCGACAAGTGGCTCGCTCCGACAGGCTCTGTTGACACAGTCCTGCCTTACGACACCCAGTTCGCTACCCCTGCCGCTAACCGCTCAAGCGTTGGTACAGCCAATCTGACTGAAGTGACTGTGCAGAATGTCCTCACAGGCATCTACACACAGACAGGTCAGTATCGTGACTTCGACCTCCTCTGCGGCTCTGCCCTCAAGAGAGCGTTCACGAACCTTGCCTACACCTCAACTCAAGGCACAGGCACAGCCCCGATGACAGCCATCCGCACCCTCAACAGAGAGTCTGATGCCGCTTCGTACATCTCGTCTGTCGATGTCTTTGAAGGCGACTTCGGTAAACTCCGTCTGCACCCTTCGCACTTCCTCAGAGTGTCGGCTGGCGTTGGCTCAACCTTCGCTGGTTATGTCATCCCGTTCGACCAAGTTGAAGTTCGCTATGGTGGCAATGTCGCTGGTGTTACCGCTCTGCCCAACGCTGGTGGTGGTGAGGCTCGCCTCATCGAAGCCGTTGCTGGACTCTGCGTGTACAACCCGCTGG